CCTTGGTCAATGAGGCAATCAACCAAGGATACATGCACGCAGACGCTTATCCCTTTCGGAAATACAAAATCAAGCAGGAGAAGGGCAGACATGAGTTTCTTATCCCGGACGAGTTGAAGAAGTTGGAAACGGTTGAGGTGGAAGAGGAATCCATGCGCCATGTGCTCGATGCTTTCCTATTCTGCTGTTATACCGGCCTGCGTTATTCTGATTTCTGCCAGCTCACACCTGAGAATTTTATCAGGATAAACGGCAAGAGGTGGCTGTACTTCAAATCCGTCAAGACAGGGGTGGAAATCCGTCTGCCGTTGCATTTGCTTTTTGAAAGCAGGGCATTGGGCAGTCTTGACCGCTATCCGGATATCGGCAGTCTTGCAGCCCTGCCTTGCAACTCGGAGGTGAACAGGCAGCTTCGAAAGCTGGCCGGATTGTGTGGTATCAAAAAGCGGATAACCTATCATGTGAGCCGTCATACCTGTGCCACCCTGCTGATCCATCAGGGAGTTGCGATTACAACAGTCCAGAAGCTGCTCGGACATACTTCCGTAAAGACCACACAGATTTATTCAGAGATACTTTCCAGCACCATAGTACGTGACTTGAAAAACGCTCAAAGGAAAAGGAGAAAAGTAAAGATATTTCCCGATAAAAGTTTGAGAACATCTGATTTTATAGATAACCGGTAGATTTCATGAATCCTATTTGTTTTCTATTAACATTGTGATTCTTTAAGTTTTTCGGATGATCAGAATATTGCTCCTGATTATTTTTTTCAATATGGATTGAATATGGAATAGTTTTCACTATCTTTGCAGAGTAACCAGGAGCTTGATGGCAATAAATATTGTCATCAGGCTCTTTTTTTATTGTCTATCTGTCGAATAATGGAATCCCCCGTCTGGCTTCACAGTCTGACGGGGGGAGATTAATTCCAATCAATAATAGTTTTGAAAGAATCAGGTCAACAAAGTATTGACAAAGATAGTGAAATATGAATAGTAAGCAATATGGATATGGATTTATTTTGCATATATATAAATTCTAGGCATTTTTTTCAGGAAAGATAGGGACAGTTGAGAAATAAAGGAAACAGGATGAATAATTTATCATATAATAATTAAACGGTGAATGTAATGGAGATAGATATTGCAAACATTATTAGTGCTGCCGGAACATTGCTGGCAGCTTATTTCGCCTATAATCAGTATACCAAAAACAAACTGACTGATTTAAAAGTGGAATATTTTAAAAAAGAGGAGGAAAGAAGAAGTTACCACCGCAGCGAGAACTCCGCCAAGGTGTTCGGTGAGCTGTGGCGTGTACTTTATGAAACGAAAGCAGACAGGGTATATATCGTACAACCCCATCCTTTGGGGCATATAGCTTTTCTTTCGGTGCAGTTCGAGGTAAAACGAAAAGGTATAGCCGGAATGCGTGAAAACATCCAATCACTTCCCATGAGTGAAGTGGCCGTTTTTGCAGAAAATCTCGCAAAGAATCTTTTCATGTTCTATTCAGATATTGATAATCAAGTTAAGGATAAGGTTGCCAAATCTCTATTATCAACAAATGGATGCAACAGCGTCGCTATTAAACGGCTTAATTCATCTCAAGATTGGGTTGGAAATATATTTTGTGAGTTTACAGATGAAACGGATTTGAAGGAAGATGAACTTCATAAGGTCTTGCATGAAGCAGCGGTTAACATACAATATATCCTGCCGGAATTCAAAGAAAATAAAATCGAATAATTATAATTAATGAGTAGTATGGCTGACATAAGAAAACTTGCACCGTTTATTCTGAAAAGGGAAGGCGGTTTTGTAAATGACCCTGACGATTTGGGAGGGGCTACCAATATGGGGGTGACTATCGGAACCTATGAGGCATATTGCCGAAAGAAAGGATATTCCAAGCCTACAGTTGAAAGATTGAAAAATCTCACAAAAGAGGAATGGACGGAAATCTTGAAAACCATGTACTGGGACAGATGGAAGGCTGATGAGATAAAATCGCAATCAGTTGCTGATATATTAGTTGATTGGGTCTGGGCATCCGGTGCGCACGGAATTAAGATTCCTCAACGCTTGCTTGGTGTTACGGTGGATGGCATTGTAGGTCCCAAGACCATTGCCGCAGTTAATTCCCGTAATCCGCGTGAACTGTTTGACCAGATCAAGATTGCACGGTTTAATTTTATCGAGGATATATGCCGGAAACGCCCAGCAAACAACAAGTTCAAACGGGGGTGGATGAACCGCATAAATGATATCTCTTATGTTGGTTAGAATTATGAACTGGGTAAGCCAGCAATATATGCCGGCTCCTTTCATGTGTCTGTTCCTGCTGTTCGGATCATGTGGCAGCTCGCATAAATCTGTCAAGTCCGATACAGAAGTAATCAGGAAGGATAGTACCAGTGAATCAGTCAACATCATACATGGGTCTGCTACTTCTTTAAGAGAGCTGATAACCACTAATGGCAACTATGTAATTGATTTCTGTATCTATGATACCCGAAAACCGCCCGATAGCCTGACCGGGAAACCTCCGTTATTGGCAGACGGTCATGTGGAAGGTGATTTCAGCAAGAATAAAAGGAAGGAAACTGCAATCAAAGACAGTACGGAAGTGAAAGCTGACAAGGAAACCACTTCCACCAAACATGAAGAAACCAAGACTGAAGGGGTAAAGGATAAAAAAGAATCCACTTTGCTTAAACAAATCGGTTTTGCCTGTGTTTGTGTAACCGTTTTGATTGTCGTTATGCTGATAGTAAAGCATTGGCGCAATAGACAATCTTCATCATAAGACTTTAAATTTATAAATTGGACTGCCCCAGCTCGTGATGAGTCGGGGCTATTTTTGTTATCTTTGCCGGAACTAACATTAACTTATGTATTATGGCTGAAAAAAAAGAATCTTATTCCGAAGAGGAATTGAATGAAATGATCGTATGGTTCAACAACCATGCTGATGAACTTCCCAAAGAAATGCAGATTAACAAATCCGCTTTCACACCGGATTTGAAACTTACTGTTGAATCCTGTATCATGCAAGCCAAGCAATGTCTGGGCAACTATAAGATGGCCGGAGCTTTTAGATTACTTCAACAAATCAAAGCGAAGATTGAGGATAATAAATAAAATCTCATATTTTACTTTTTTTAGAATATCAAGCGGCCCAGCGACGGGTAACCGCTTGATATCTGCTTACTAAAAATCTCCTTGATAATTTTTTATAAGATCATTGGCTTCCTGTATATCATGAGGCGTGTAAATATCTGTCATCAATATACTGCTGTGACGAGCTTGGTCACGTACGCTTAACACATCATAATGTCGTAACATATTCGTTATACCTGTATCTTTTAAGGAATAAAACTTATATTGGGCGGAAAGCTTTAAATCTTTTCTGAGATGATGTGCCCACCAGTCCCGGAACATTTTTTCAGATCTTTTTGTTTTACCGGGACGAAACCCGTCAGAGAATAAATAATAATCACCGGGATTGTTGAAAATGTGCAGGTCCAACATGAGATGTATGACTTTTGATGGTAATGTAATAGTGCCATCTTTGCGATTTTTTGATATATTGTCTGATACGAATATTGTTTGCTTTTTCAAACTTATATCGTTTAATCTCAATCCTACCATTTCCGCCGGTCGGATAAAACAATAGTATAGAATATAGCTTGCCAGCAACATATAGGGGTTATGGTTCTTTAAGTAGTCGCTCACTTTTGCAAGTGTTTCCGGTGGCAGGATGTTGCGTAGCTTTTTTTTCCCTTTTCTTCCCAGACTACTGATCCCGGCTGTTGGATTCTGTGTTAAATAGTTATGGTTCAGACAGAAGGTGGAAAAAGACTTCAAAAAACCGAGATAGTTATCGCGCGTAAATGCAGTGTTATCCCTAGTTATATACACTTCGTCAAGCAGCATAACACAAAAATCCTTATCAAATTGGTAAATGTAGGTGATAGGGACCTTTTTCTCTTCATTGAAGATTTCCATATTACGAAGGTAGGAGCTATAAGATTTGATCGTTTCTTGTCGGTATCTCCCGTCCCTTTGCATTTTGGCGAGAAAAGTGCGGTATTTGTCTATTACATCTTTGAACAGTAGAAAGGCGTTGCCGCATTCTTGCTCAATCCAAGGATTCCATCCTGTTGCGAGTTTTTCTGATAGTCTGTTGATGCATCCTTTGGCGTATGCCCTTCTTTCCTTAACGGATTTGATGAAGTTCAGTTTGATCTTTTTCCGTTTCATCACTCCGTCAACAGGATTGAATGCGTAAAAGTCAATGTACCAATCTTTACCCGTATGTAATATAGGTGGTGTGTAACTCTTGATTTCTTGGATTTTGGACATTTTTTTTTATTTGTTTTTGCTAACNAAATAAAATCAGTTTTATCATGTAGGGAGCAAAGATAACGAAAAACTCTTACCTCCCTATATACTTTCACAAAAAATATTCGGCTGGTAGGATGTTAGCATTATAATCCGAGAATAGAATTTGACCCATAAAATAGGGTGTCCCGATTTCGTCCCGGCGGATTTGCTAAAAATGAGATAAGCCACTGAAGTTCAGTGGCTTATCCTTTACAATGTCGGAATGAGGCGACTCGAACGCCCGACCCCTACGTCCCGAACGTAGTGCGCTACCAACTGCGCTACATTCCGTTTCTGTTTTGCGAGTGCAAAGGTAAAGCATTTTTTTGAAATCAAAAAGAATTTCATAGAAAATTTGCAAAAAATTTGTAGAATCAAAAAATATGCCTACCTTTGCAACCGAAAACAAGAAACAATAGTTTCTGAGAGGTCTTCTATTACAAAGTGAAAAGCTCTACCGATAACCATTNNNTCGATTCCTGGTGGCACCACCAAAGTAAGTTTTTCACTTTAAAGCAGTTACAGTAAAATGTAACTGCTTTTTTTATGCTTTAAGCCCTCGTTTACAGGGCAGTAGACAAATAGTAGAGATGAAGACTTACCCGATAATTATGGGGAAAGGTTGTCCAAGGATCCTTGTCCGGTTTCAAAAAGCTGTATTTTTCCCTACCATAGTATCTGGAATCTTGATACAAGTTCTGCCGGATCCTGCACCAAGTTCTGTGAAATCTTGTGCCAAGTTCTGCTTCACGCTCTCACTATTTCAGTCAAAAGATTCAATATTTACTTTCAGAAATAGTGAAGAAAAAATATAGAAAAAGACCTAACATCCAAAGTCTTTATGACTTTGAGCAACCTATAAAACACGACAAGGTATAAAAAGACACAATACAAACATTGCATATTGTACTATCAGAAACCTATTTGAGACATCGCCCAAAGTTCATTGACAGAAACACTCTTTTCATAACTAAAATGCGCATAATTCAGCATGATACGCGTTTTCGGCGTTATATAATAAGCGCCTCCCACTGTATAAATCATTTCTGAATCAGAAACTGCCGTATCAGCTTCATAGCGTTCCAATTTTGCCACAACCGCCAATCGGGAGGGAATGGCAAACCAATATCCTAAAGCATAAAAAACTCTGCGGTTGATACTACCATCTTTTCCCCACAAATATTCCCCCCCCCTGCAAGTCAACCGATGGGTCTGATAACAGGTACTCAGCGCCATGCGGTTACGTTTCATATTTGTATTATAAATGGTTTCTTCCCCCGTTTCATCATTTACCACCGTATAATCATCATTCAATTTTCCGATATAGGCAGACGCACCCATCTTCAATCCTTTGACAGGCTGCACAGTGAACCATGCGGCAAAATCCTTTGCATCATTATGATCTTTCATGCTGAGTCCGGAACCATTGTATACACCTACCCGATATTCCAGAAAATAATCGTCGACAGAGGTCTTGAACAACTCACCACCCACCTGCAAACCCATATCACGGCCACCCTGGTTCCCACATACATCTCCACTGAAACCTGCCAGACGCTCAATGACACGACTGAAGTTTACCGTTTCATAAACCGAAGGTGACATCTGGTTCTCTAATGTAAAACAGGTCTTCATCCGACCTATCTTGACCTGAAAAAAAGAATACGGTTTGTAACAAGCATAGAGTTTCAGCAGCTGTGAAGTAAACAGTTCATACTGAACCATCCACGACAGTTTATCCGTGATATCTCCCGAAAGGATCAGCATCCCCAGCCTTCCAAAAAACTGATTGTCCGCCTGACTCACATCCAAGTCTTTCCTGTCCGTATAGCTATAACCGAACTGACCGTAGGCAGTCAGCTTCACATGTTTACTCAAAAAGCCGTTCACTTGCCCCAATACGGATGAATCTTCCTTTTTCTCTTGTGAATACCCCTGAGGTAAAACCAAGAACAACATCCAAATAACAAATAATAAGCGTGTGTTTTTCATGATCTATTTCTCATTACCAATGTATAACTACGTTCTAAAAGCTAACAAGCCGCCAAGCTATTCAAAAAGTTTAATTATCACTTATTATCCGTACACTTTATCCATATTTCCACTTATCTTTTATACAAGATGAATATTCACTCATTTTTATCCATCCGAAGAGTCATAAAAAGGCCGGTTGCCCCATTACATGAAGCAACCAGCCCTCCATTATCCTGTCACCAAGTTAATTATCAGAACTTATAAGCTGCTTTACGCAATTCTTTCACTGAACCGAATGGTTTATTGGGCTTCAGGTAACGCCCCATGAACTTATAAATGTCCAGACGAATCTTGCTTGACTCATAAGTATCTAACCGATCAAAACTATGCGCACCGGGAGCACGCTCAAATATCTTATATTCAAATTTTTTGCCTTCTGCTTTCAAGGCACGGATCATTGATTCCACCTCGACTACATTCACATCATCATCACTGGTATTAGTATAGATAAGTAACGGATCTTTCAACTTCTCCGCATGCCACA